AGGTGACTTAGCTACATCAGCATTGCAAGACATAACCACTGAACCGTTGGGTGATTTAAGTGATGTAACAATCACAACACCTGCTACTGATGAAGTATTAACTTATAATGGTAGTGGTTGGGTAAACCAAGCTGGTGGCGGTAGCACATTAGCTTCTTTAACTGATACCACAATCACAAGTAACACGATTGGGGAATTGTTGAAATGGAATGGTTCAGCTTGGATTAATAATACATTGGTCGAGGCTGGAATAGCTTCACAAACTGATTTAGATACTAAGTTAGATGCAGAAGTTACAATCAACAATCAAACCGGAACAACTTATACATTAGTGATAACTGATGCTTCTAACTATGTGCGAATGAATAACGCAGCTTCTAATACTTTAACTGTTCCTTTAAATTCATCAGTTGCTTACGCTACCGGAACACAAATAGACATTAGACAAGTTGGCGCAGGACAAACGACTATTAATGCCACTGGTGGTGTAACGATTAACAAAAGTGAAACATTGTTATTAAATAAACAACATTCCACATGTTCTATAGTAAAAGTTGCTACAGATGAATGGGATTTAGTTGGCGACATGGAATTAGTATAATGTTTAATTTAGGAATAGTAGCATCATCACAACACGCCCCTGCTGCTGGTGGTGGCGGTGTTGAGTTTATAGCATCTAATACAGAAGTATCACAGGGTAATGGTAGTGAGCCTGCTCATACTAATGGTGATGTTCTATACTTTATGGGGATTCGTAGAGATAGAGATGCCACCCCATCAATTGCATTACCGTCAGGGTATACGAACATAGTTGATGGTGAAAGTGGTATCGGTTCTCATGCTATAGGTTACAGGTTTGCTTATAAAATTGGTAATGGGACACCAGCCTCCTTCACTAACCTCTCCATTGGTGAAGCAATTTACAGCTTTATGGCGTTTAGGAACGCCTCAACTTCACCAACATACGACTTTGCTATCGACGACGGAAATGGTTTGGTAATGGAAGCACCTTCAATTACCGGAATTGCTGATGGTGGGTTACGATTATTATTAAGTGGTAATCGTGCTGGCACAATAGGAGACGTTACGCACACTTTAACTACTATGTGGGACGTGACTGCCGAAGGTACAAACGCATGGAAATGTGACGCAGACGGTCAACGCTCAACTGTAGTGGTGAATGACGCTGAAGTTTATCCAGCCGTAGAATTACTACCAGGTACAGGTTCCAGCACTAAAACTTGGGTAGCTTTCCAAGTAATAATAAATCCAGCATAAGGAGGATAATAATAAAATGTACGAAGAAGGTAAAGATTGTCCTGATGATAGAAGAAACGATGAAAATTACTGATGTCATAAGTATGGGTGTGTTAATTTTTGCCGTTGGTGGTAGTTGGGTGTCATTACATTCATCTATCACCGAAATACGTGTGAACCAAGACAACATGAGGAATACCGTGTTGATTCGTAAGGGTTTTTACGATGACATAATAGATTCACATAGAAGTAGGCTAAACGAGATTGAGGAAAAGATTCATAAACTAGACAATGAAATAGTAAAGATTAAAGATGGCGACGGTTAAAGTACAGTTCAAAGGACAGGGTTCAGTAAAAACTGACATAAAAACCATTTATGTGCCAGAAGGTATAGACCCAGTTGAAGTGGGTTTCCATTTAGCTTCACTATTGAAGCGTAAAAACCCATTTGACACTGGTAGGTCAAGACGTGGCTGGACGTTAAGAAGTTATGAAAGTGGTAACGTTGTAGTGTTTAATAAAGTCCACTATGTGCAGTACTTAGAAAATGGACACAGTGACCAAGCTAGGAACGGTTTTATAGCTATCAGCATTAACGAAACTATACGATGGATGCGCGGTTTATCACCAGAAGAGGCATCAACTATTAGCTTAACTGGAAAAGCCACTGATAGGCTATTAGAATCCGCCACAATAAGGGCAGTTGAACAACGTACCAACACTACTAAACCGTCCACCTCATTAAGCATTGATGCAGTAACTTCGGTGAGTGATGAAACAGTTGCGAAATTGATAAATACTTTGATAGAAGAAGGTAGACGTAGAAATACATTACCATCAATTTTAAGACGAAAAATACTTAAATTATTAGAATCATTAGGAGTTATACGTGGGTAGTTTAGAAAAGAAATTATCAAAAGCTTATGAGAAGGTTGGTAAGAAGATAGGTTACGACTTCGACATTTACAATCCACAAGCTTATGATGTTGAACCGATACAAACAATGAACTGGTTCACACGAGTGCCTATAGGTTTAACACAATCAGATTATGAAGACTCTGCTGGTGAAGGTTTCACACTCTACGATTGTTATGCTGGTTTCAGTGACGTTAAAGCTGGGTCATTATTAGTAGATAAACCTAACGATAGGATTTTCGTGGTCACTAACCATGAGCGTAATCACGGAACCAACGCTATGGAATGTTTCAACACTATTACTATTTCCAGACCTGTAAATAATTACGATGGTACGGCACAAACCACAACTATCACAGTATTAAATCTACCAGCATCAGTGATGATTACTAGCGGTGATGTAACTGGTGGGTTAATAGGTCAGTCCAGAGGTGGAACAGCGTTTACTCATTCAGCTAACATAAGATTTCAGACAGTAGCACCAGTTGACGTTAAACAAGGTGATGAAATTGTAGACGATAATAACAATACTTACGAAGTTATGGCTGTAGAAATAGTAGCCACTGGTTATAAGGTAAGAGCTAATGGCATCAGGGCTTAAAATAACGGTAAACGATTTAATCTCTAAAGGTTTGAATCAAAGGTTAGCGAAGCAGAAGAATTTAAGACCAGTTTTCAAAAAGATTGGACAATTTGAAATGCGCCAAACCAGACGACGCATAAGAATCACTAAAGAATCCCCAGATGGGAAGAAATGGCAACGTTGGGCTGCTTCAACAGAAATGGCTCGTTTACGTAAAGGTAATGCTCCGCAAGGATTATTATACGATACAACAGAATTACACGATTTTATCACTATTAAGTATGACAACGATGAAGTGCGTATAAGGTCATTAGCCGATTATAGTAAGTTCTTACAGTCTGGAACAATAAAAATGCCAGCACGACCGTTTATGGGTTGGTCTGAGGTAAGTTTGAAGTTTATTAAAAGAGTATTTAGGAGACATTTTAAATGAGTTTAGCAAAAGTATGTATAGATGCTATTACAAAATTGAAAGCTATACCAGAATTTGAAAACCGTGTAGCGTTTAGTATGGGTGGACAAGAGTTCGACCCTAATTTATACAAAGCACCACACCCTTGTGCATGGGTACTCTACATGGGTGGTGAAAACCAAGAAGATGAAAACGTTTGCGACCCAGTAAGCGAAAAGAATTTTACAATTTTAGTCCTACACGATTATGTGAGTGACGATAAATTGTTCACCGATGTAATGCCATTATTAAGTAATGTTAAAAAGGCACTACACGGGGATTACCCTATCGACGCTGATACAAGTTCAGAATTGATAGGTGCAGGAAAATGGAATTGGCGAAATGAGTCGTTTGTAGAAGTGACATCCGATAGGATTGTCTACGCTTCTGGCTACACCATTAACTCAACTTCATAAGTTATAAATACAACAATAAAATAAAACTCACATAATTTAGGAGACTATCAAATGGCATGTGAAAACATAGATGTATTCCGTGGAGCTGGTGAAGCGTTAATAGCTACATTAGACCCTACAACAAAACTACCTAACTCAAATTTCAGAAAGTTAGGAAACACTCCACTTTTTACTGTTAATAGTACTCAGGAATTTGAGGAAGTGAAAGAAACTAAATCTGGTAATCGTCAAACAATTGCTTATTCTACTACTGCAATTGATACAGAAGTTGCTATGGAATTAAATAGTTTCAGTAAAGAAAACTTAGCAATGGCTTTTTATGGAACGATAACTACTGATGTAGGTGCTTCTGTGACTGGTGAAGTTGGTACAATTTACGCAGTAAACGAAACTCTACCATTAGAAAACGTTAAAGTTTCTAATGTTGTAGTTGATGATAACTTAGGTTCACCATTAACTGTTGATGTTGATTATACTGTTGACGAATTGACTGGTGTTATCACTTTTATCAGCGATTCTAACATTAGTATACCTGAGTCCATTACTGTTGATTATGATTATGCAGCACAAGAAGTCGTAAAAGGTTTCACTGCTGGACAACAAGAATACGCGGTAATGTTTGTTGGTAAAAATGTACACAATGGTAAAGCTGTAAAAGTATTACTACCTCGTGTTGTTATGTCTGTAGCTGAAACATTAGAATTGATTTCAGATACAACTATCACTCTTGCTGTGACAGGTAAAGCGTTAGTAGACTGTAATGACGAAGTTATGAACATCACTAAAGAAGCATAATTGAAAAAATGAAAGAAGCCGAAATACTATTTCCAGATGGTAAAACACTGGAAATAGCTGGCGAAGAACTTACCGTGCGTAAGATGAAACTTCGTCAGATAATTAAAGCAACCGGATTGATGGGTAACGTGTTCGACTTAGCATACGAAATGTATAAAGTCGATGCGATTGACACCAATCTAATTTTTAAACTTTTCGCGGAACACGGTGAAGACATGCTGGAATTCCTAGCAATAGTGTTAGACAAAGACCGAGAATACATCGACGATTTAGAAATTGACGATGCTATGGAACTTGTTATAGCTGTTGCTGAGGTCAACATGGATTTTTTTGCCCAGAAGTTGATGCCGATGGTCAACAATCAGCTAGACAACCGCAAACCACAGACCAAAAAGACTTAGATTTTAGGTACACTAATCTAATAGTGTATTTGAAACATCATGGTTTCGACCTTAGTGAGATTTATGATTTCACTTATGGACAAGCCTTACTTTATCTACGACATAGTGAAAAGGCAGAAGCACAGCGTAATCTACTAAACGCTACAATGTTAAGAGTAGCGTATCACGGTAAGGATAAAGACTATAGCAAGTTTGTAAAATCTTTGAAGAGGAATTAACATGGCAAACGATTTAAGACTTGAAACCGTCCTAACGTTAAAAGATAAAGCGTCAAAAGAACTTACCAATTTCCAGAAGAAAATAAAAGGAACTGGTGATGAATTAAAAGATTTAGGGAAAACATTCGCTGGTGTATTCGCTGGTGGGTTATTTCTTAAATCTTTGTTCGATGTAAATAAAGAGTTCCAGAAACTCAAAGCAACCGTTTCTGTATTCACCAAGGATGCGCAAGAAACAGAAACAGCAATGAAGTTTCTGTTAGATGTCACAAAACAAATCCCAGAAAACTTATCAGATGTAACCACAGCGTTTATACGCATGAAAGGGTTAGGGTTAGCTCCGACCAAAGCAGCGTTATTATCCTTTGCTAATACCGCTGCTGCAACTGGTAAAACTATAATACAATTCGTCGAAGCTGTTGCAGATGCCACAACTGGTGAATTTGAAAGGTTAAAGGAATTTGGTATAAAATCATCTAAAGAAGGTGATAAGGTTAAATTCATTTTCCAAGGTATTACCACAGAAGTTGATAATACCGCTGTAGCTGTCACTGATTTCTTACAAGCATTAGGCGAAAATCAATTTGCTGGTGCTGCTGAAAAACAAATGGGTACTTTGGGTGGTCAACTTTCCAATCTAACAGTTGCTTGGGAAGAGTTATTAGTAAAATTAGGTGAAGGTGGCTCCAATTCTACATTCTCGTTCCTCATTGGTGGTATTACCACCGTCATAAACAGTGTTGGACAGTTAAGAGGCGTTTTTATTGCGTTCATAACTGTTGTAGATAACAACTTAACCAGAATTATTAATGGTTTGGCTATCATTTTCCTAAAACTAGACATTGTTTTTGCTAAAACCGTTGCTAAAATTAAAAACGATTTTATAGATTTAGGGAACACCGCTAAAAGTGTAGTAAATTCTATAGGTGGTTTAGTAGGTTTAGATAAAATCTTCTTAGAAGACATACCAAGAGCGACTGCTGATGTAGAACAATACAGGCTGGCTATTAAACGTATAGAAGCTGCAACCATAGCAACGATAAAAGCTAATGATGAAGCCGCAGTAGCGTTGATAGGGGCTGGCATAGCTACGAAAAAATCTAAAGAAGAACTAGAAAAATACGACGAAAAATTAAAAGAAGAAGCAAAACTTGCAAGGGAAGCGGCTGATGCTGAAACTAAACGTGCTAAAGCTATAGAAGTTGCGGCTGCTGCTGCAAAAATGGCTGCTGCTGAACAGAAGAAAAATGATGCTCGTGGTGAATCAATCCGTTCTAGTGTTAGAAGTGCTGAAGAAATCTTTGATGAAACTAGAGCAGAATTAGATAGATTAAAAGCTGCTGGTTCTATCACTGGTCAAACTTATGAAAGGGCTTTAACTCAAGCTGCTGAAGCATTAGTTGATTTCAATGCTAAAGGTAAAGAAGAATTATCAGATTTAACTGAATTCGCAAGAGAAGCTGCACGTCAAATTGAAAACGGTTTCGGAGATTTCTTCTTCGACGCTATGCAAGGTAATTTTGATAATTTGGGTGATTCATTCAAATCAACAATAGATAGAATGGTCGCAGACTTTTTAGCGTCTAAATTAGCAGGATTCTTGTTCGGTGAATTTGGTACATCATCTGGTTCATTAGGTGGTGTGGTAGGACAAGGCATTGCAGGTGCGCAAAGCTTATTTCAGGGCTTCTTTGCTGATGGTGGTAGTGTTCAAGGTAGTAGACCATTGATGGTTGGTGAACGTGGACCTGAACTATTCATCCCCAACTCTTCTGGAACGATAGTATCAAATGAGACTATAAATAACAATAGTGGTAGTTCCATCAACTTAACAGTTAACGCTTTAGATAGTAAAGACGTTCTTTCTAAATTAGAAGAAATTAAACGTCCACTTTCTGAAATGATAAACGGTACTAACCAAATTTATGGATTACAAAACGGAGCGACTATTTAATGGCATTCCAAGACGAATTATTCCCATCAGTTAAACTTGTGCATGGTGTAGGTAAATCTATACTAGACCCAGTTGCAATAGTGTCTAATGGAAATACAGAATACAGAATTAAACGTAACAGGTATGAGCGTTATCAATGGTCTATACCATCTAATAACATCACAGATGAAGATAAATTAAGTATTTCGGGATTCTTAGCTGATAAAGATTACGCTTTAGATTCCTTTAAATTTCAAGACCCAGACTTACCATCTTTAACAGGCGCATTACTTGCTAATGATTCTGGTAGTTTGTGGTTATTGAACATACCTTTCGACGAGAACACTGCTGGAAACCATAGAATTTGGCACATAGATGACACTGTAGCTACTGCAACTATCAATGGTGGTGCGCCACAATCAGTATCATTTGCGTGGAACTCTGATGGTAATCCTATAATAATTGTTGCTGGTTCAGTTCCCACTGATGTTGTTAGATTTACGGGTGACATTGAATTTGTAGTTAGATTAGATTCTACAATTGGTTGGTCTATAAAATCTACTAATGGTGTCAACACTCCTACGATTGTAGGGTATTCTGAAATTAAATTGATTGAGGTTTTCGAGTAATGAGAACAATTTCCGCTGGTTTGAAGACAGCTATAATGTCCGGTAAGATTGCTAATCTGGTTAAGATTACACGTTCTGACGGTCAACAATACGCTTATACTGACCACGATGTTAAATTGACTGTAGGTGGGTTAGATTATGAACCTGCTGCTGGCTTACAACGTTTAAGGTTAGAAAGCACTACAGATAATAAAGTATCTAACCAACAATTTGCTGCTGGCTGGTTAGATTTCGAAGGTGATGATTTACATGAAGGATTGTTTGATAACGCAGAAGTAGAAGTCATGAAAGTTGGTTGGGACGATGTAGCCGCTGGAAACATTACCACATTTTTCGGTAATCTTGGGATTATTCAATGGACTGATGACGGATTTAAGGCTGACGTTCACTCGATAACAAGAAAACTAAATAGAAATTATGGGATAACAACAACCGCTTCTTGTAGACATAGATTATTTGAGGTTGGTGGTGTTGGAACGGTAGGATTATGCGGAGTTGATAAACCAACTTTTTCTTACACTGGTTCTATTTCAACAATCGTCCAAAATCGTATCAAATTTGAGGTTACAGGGACTTTTCCAACAACACAGGACTATGTGGCGTTTGGAGAGATAACGTTCACTAGCGGTCTTAATAACGGTTTAGTTTATGAAGTATCTAAACATGATGTAGGTGCTTTCAGTGAAATAGAATTAATGACACAAACAATACGTGATGTTGTCATGGGTGATACTTTTACTATAACTGCTGGTTGTGATAAAGCTTTCGCAACATGTAAAAATAAGTTTAGTAATTCTGTTAATTTTGGCGGTATGCCACACATTCAATCAGAGATAATGTTTAGATAATGGCTACGCGAAAAACAATTCTTAAACACGCTAAGACGTGGGTAGGGACACCCTATCAACACCAAGCTATGGTTAAAGGTGTGGCTGTTGACTGTGCAATGTTGATAGCTGGCGTTGCAGTTGATTGTGGTTTAAGTATAGATAAATCTAAGATACCACCATACACTACTCAATGGTTTCTTCATAACAGAGAAGAATTATTAAAAGACATTATGAAATCTTTGGGGTTTAAAGAAATTAAACTCGAAGACGCTAAAGCTGGTGATGTGTTAGGGTTTAAATACGGTAGAGTAATGAGCCATTTAGGTATCAAATCTACTAACGATAAATTAATACAAGCATCTGCTGAAACAAATTTGGTTACTGAATCGTTTTACGACGACATGAAATCACATCTTACAACAGCTTATAGGTTTCCAGATGGCAACAGTAGTTAAATACTCAGTAGATTGGTTAAATCAGACAGAATTTAAAGGTAATAAGGATTTAAGGGTATTAGTTTATAGAAGACATAAGTTAATAGAACCTAAGTGTGGATGCTACGGTAAACGCATTTATAATAAAATTAAGTATAAGAAACTAATCTTAGAATTAGAAGACCAAATCGACGAGTTTATTGGAGCATAAATGTCACAGTTAATAATACCAAGCGCAGGAGCATTACTCGGCTCATACTTTGGACCGACTGGTTCTAGTATAGGTTGGGCTATAGGTTCCATGTTATCAGCACAAGATGAAACAATAGATGTTGATAATACCGGCTCCATCGGTGATTTACGTGTACAAACATCTGAATACGGGGTAACTGTACCTACCATTATAGGTAAACAACGTGTAGCTGGAAACGTAATTTGGGCGCAAGAAAAAATAGCGCATGTTTCATCATCAGATTCGGGTGGCTCAAAAGGTTCACCAGTAGTAACCACATCAACGACAACTTATACAGTTTCGTGTGCAATTTTATTATGTCAAGGTGAAATCTTAGGTGTTGATAAAATTTGGGCTGATGGTAAAGAGATTATAGATTCAAGCGTGACAACAGAAAAACTAATAGGAACGTTATACAACGGTTCTGACACCCAAAACCCAGACCCTTACATAGAGGGTAAAGAAGGTGCTGGGAATGTACCAGCGTACAGGGGTTTAGCTTACATGGTCATGAAAGACATAGACTTAGGTGCTTCTGGTCGTATACCAAATTTCACATTTAGAGTATTAAAAGAGGGGTTAATTTAATGTGGCAGTTTAACCGTTTATTAGATGCAACGACAAGTGGTGCTAACGATTTACTTTTTGATGGTAGATACGTTGCTGTATTATCAGCAAGTGCTATAAACTTCTTTGACTTTAAAGATTACTTAGACCCAGACTCACTACCCTATGGTTCACCAGAAGTTCCAAATACGGACACGCTCATAACCAACGAGAACATTAGTATGAGCGTGGCTAAAACTTTCAATCATGGTGGTGTCCAGTTTGTATACTTAGATAATCATTATTTTATAGTTGATGGTACGGTTTTTTCTACCATAAAGAAGGTTGATGATTCTGGAACTTTAGTTGATACAATCACATTACCAGAAGTTATGAATTCTAATCTAGCGGTAGTTAATGGTAATTTATGGTGTACTTCTTATACTAAAGAAGACGTTGAAGATGAACAATGGTTATACTCGTTTAATAGTGTTGGTACACAACTAACTAAGACCACTATACCAAGACGACACCAACTTGAAGAAAGGTATCTATCAACTGATTATAATGGACATGTTTTAATAACAGAATTCAATGAATTGAGTGTAGCTAAACACGACCATGTTACCGGAACATACATTTCTAGTATTAGAGTTTCACGAGAACCGTTTTACATTAAAACATTATCAGATAGGACGGTTTTTGTAGCGTCCACAGATAGTGCTTTCGACCCAGAAGAAGATAGGTACATAGGGACGGTTAAACAAGCGTCTGATGCTTATGACACTGGGATACTGTATGCCATCGACACGATTTTAGATGCACAACAAACTAACTACGAAACACTAGGTAAATGCTTAGGCATTGCTGAAGATGGTGATGGTGACATGTGGATGACCACCGAACGAGTTATCGACGGTGTTAAAGCGTTGTATAGAATAACCTTATCTAATAATGAGGTTAAAACTACTCAGGCATGGCAACTTTCGGCTACACAACCTTCACAACCACAAGATTACACTATCAGTGAAGAACAATTACTGAGTACAGATTTCAAAAAATCTATAAAGACTGAACCGTTCACTTTCCAGAAATGGGATGGAGTAAATGTGGTGAGTGTGAATGTACCATCGTTACATTTTTTCATAACTGGGTCGCATCTACAGGGTCATGAAATGAACGAAATGTATAACGTTCAGAACATTTTCACGAATTCAACAACTATGGTGTCTACTGGCAAACATAGTTACATAGGAGATTAATTAATGAGTTTATGTCCATTACCAAACACAAGTGGAGCAACAACCGAACCTACTGGAACATTAACCACACCCACTCCTGTTAACGTCAACGAAGATTGTAATGTAACTGGAACTAACATCGTGACCGGAAGTGGTGATGATACTGTTACGGAAGTTATTTGTACAGGACCACCTGGACCTCAAGGTATTCAAGGTATTCAAGGTGATTGTGGGTTGGGTTATGATTGGGAAGGTTCATGGGTTGATACAACCGGATACTATTCACAATCTGATGTATGTAACGCTTCCACGGTCGAGAATAACGGTATAGCATACGTGTGTATTTTAACTCACACGGCTGATGGTGTTGTCGATGAACCTGGTGTTGGAGCAGATTGGGAATTGTATTGGGATTTATTCGTGGAATCTGCTGGCGGTGGTGGTTCCGGTAATGTAAATTGGAGAGGTAATTGGGTTACGACTACACAATACGAGATTGATGATTTTGTAACAAATAACGCATCATCTTACATGTGTATAGTTGCTCATTTTTCAACAGATGACACAGAACCAAATGAACAAGATGATTATGAGGGTGGTGAAAACTGGCATTTAGTTTCAACAGGACTTGAAGACTATCTTACATGGACTGACACTTTCGATAACTTCTTCGACCACATAACAGACATCGACGAATGGGGTTGGGGTGATTGGTTACAAGCTATAGCATTCTTAGCGTTAGGTGCTGGTGTAGTATGGGCTGGTATAAGTTTATTAAATGCGTTCGATAGTGACGGTTCTGACAATGGTACTGGTGAACAAGCCGACCAAAGGTTTACATCTTTCAATGGTTCTGACGGTTACAACGGTGCTTTTACTCAACCATTATTACCAAATGTAGTTGCTGAACTATGTCAACTTGCAGGTATAGGTTATGATGTATCGGAGCTACCGAACGAGATAGTTAATTCATCTTTCGCACAAATAACTACAATTAACAGCATTATAGAACAACTTGCTTTAATTTATCAATTTGATAGAGTTGAAAGTGGTTCTATAATTAAGTTCATACCAAAAGATAAATCGCCTGTTAAAGAATTGGTGAGTAGTGATTTAGGTTATTCAAAAGATAGTGTAGGTGAATCACATTTCACGTTTAAACGTTTTCAAGGTATAGATTTACCAAGAGCTGTGAAAATTACATACCTATCAGAATTGAACAGTTACAATAAATTTACACAGGAAACTAGATTTCAGAATTTTACGGATGGTAATGATGTAAATTTATCAGTATCTATGTCATTAGATGATGCTAAAGCTAAGAGTATTACAGAAATAATCTTAAAAAATGCTCACTTAGAACAAATGAATTATGGTTTTACTACCTCTTATGACCAAATCGAATTAGAATCTGGTGATGTAGTGATTACCCCAGAGGGTAACATGCGTATTACTAGAATCGTCGAAACAGATGAAGGTTTAATAAACTTTTTATGTACTGATGCGTCTAACAATGACACGACTTATACCGTTTCAGATTCTACCGTTTCCATACCAGCACCACAGACTAATGTACCAGTGACGGTTGGGTTTAGTGATGCTTTCTTTATGGATTTACCAGCATTAAACAGCAACGATGATGACTATAGGTTGTATGCTGCTGTGCATGGTTACGGTCAACCTGATTGGGCTGGTGCGTCAATTTACAAATCTATCAACAATGGTTCAAGTTATACGTTATTAGCGGCTACAGAAGCGGAATCCACATGGGGAAAAGTTGTTATACCAACACCGACTACACCAACTTGGCAAACCTTTGACGATGTTAATGTGATTACAGTTGAACTTAAAACCGGAACACTTGCGTCAGTAGCAGACATTGATTTATTCAACGATGTTAATAGATGTATGATAGGCTCTGAGATTATAGCGTTCGGCACTGCAACATTAATAGCGGCTAACACTTATGAATTATCTCACTTGTTGAGAGGTCGTCAAGGTACTGATTTTGCTATCGGTGGTCATGTTGCGGACGAACCTTTCATCTTAATAAATGACGCTCTACTTAGAATACCATACGAAGCTGGTGATAGAGGTAAACCAGCACTGTATAAAGTTGTAAGTGCAGGTTCATCATTAGATGTTACTACTTCTGCAACAATTACACCTTATGGTATAAACTTTGTACCGTGGACTCAAATGAATCCAGAAGGTGTGAAACAACCCAACAATGATTGGGAAATTACATGGATAGACCGTTATAAATTTGGCGGTGATGGTTTAGATGATTACACTGAGGTCGTTAAGGATGAAGATTGGTCTGGTTGGACGGTCGTAATACTAGACGGTGCGGTTGAAAAGAAAATAATAAACGTGCAGAAAGCATCATACACTTACAAAGTTGCTGACCAATTAGCAGATTGGGGTGTCGTACAAAACACTATTACTGTTAAGATTTTGGGACGTTCAAAAATCGTTGGTGGTGGTTACTCACTTGAATACACGTTTTAATAAATACATAAAAAGATAAGGACACATAATGGCAACAACAACTAATCTCGACTTAACTTATTTAGAAGTTGGACAAAAAGATAAAAGTACAACAATCAACACAAACATGGATTTGTTGGATGCTTTACCACAGTACTTAGGTGAAGCTGCTTCTGACCCTGCTATAAGTGGTGTGTCTTACGGGTCAACTTATTATAATACAGGTTCTTCTAAGCTTAAAGTTTTGAAGACTGATGATACTTGGGTAGATTCATAATGGCATTAGCAACTAACACAACAGAAGGTGACATAGCATTAGCAGGTGATTTAAACGGTGCTATAAACTCGCCTACGCTTACTACAACCGGAGTTGTTCCTAATACGTATCTCAACGCCAAAATCGTTGTAGACGCAAAGGGTCGCACGATTTACGCTGAAGCTATGACAGACCAAGAAGTTAGTGATGAATTAGATTTAGTATTAACCAATCCTTTACCAGTTCAGGACGCTACAGATAGTATTAAAGGTTATGTACAGGTTGATGATAATGGTCAACTATCAATAGATTTGGGGGTGTTGAGTATGGATACCTACCCAGAAGCCACAACTTCGTCTAAAGGTATAATCAAAATTAATAATAGCACTGGGTTATCAATTGGTGCAGGTGTCCTTAGTGTTGACTCAGCTTCGAGTTTAGATTTGGGGGTGGTGATGACAAACGACGCAAGTAAAATTACCATAGTTGCTGGTATGATGGGTGTAGGTGTTGATTTAATTTTATTAGATGTCAACAACACCATGCCGACCCAAAGTGAGTCTGGTTTTTTCACAACAAACGACACACTAATACCAGATTTTATTAATTATACTAATTTCACTATAGATAATTCGTCATCCATTATAACAATTTCTAACCCAACAATAATCCCACCAAAGGGTAATAAATTTTTCATAAAAATAATTAATTCGAACTATTTAATTTTAGATACCGATTTCCTAAGTAATAATGAACGTGGGGTTTTGGTTGGGGTAAACATACTATTATTAGAATCCACTGGGGTAAAAATAAAAGCATCCCTGATAACAGATTTTCCAACATAAGGAACACAAATGGCTTTAGCAACAAACACATCCACCGGAACTATAAAATTAGCTGGCGATTTAAACGGGAACAACGATGCCACTGCACCAGAATTAACACTTACAGGGGTTGTAGCAGGAGAATACCTTATACCAATCCTCACTATAGACTCTAAGGGGAGAATAACAAATGTTGATGATGTCGATGATACCTCGCTTCAACCATTTTTACCAGAAGCGTCTTCAACCATTAAAGGTGTCGTACAAATCAACGAAAGTAACGGTTTGAGTGTAACGGGTGGTGTTTTAAGTTTTTCGTCCACCGTTGACCCAATAGACGATGCAACCACCACTTCAAAAGGTATCGTGCAAATCGACGAAACTAATGGTTTAAGTATAAATGCTGGTGTGCTTGGTATAGATTTTGGAACAAACACGACGTTTGGCACAGTTAAATCCGCTAATACTTCACACATAACAATCGTTGATGGGATGGTTGATGTTGGTTCTGGAGTAGCGTTGAATAATCAGGATAATGTGTTTACTAAAACTCAAAGCGTAACCATAAACACATTAACTTATAATGTAAACATAACACCTGATGGTGCGGTGTCCAATGTTATGGAAGTTACTTTAACTGGTAATACTACATTAGAAAACCCAACCAATTTAATAGCTGGTGCGTTCTATAGTGTTCAGATAACACAAGACGCTACTGGTTCCAGAACTATGGCTTACGGGACAGCGTTTAAGTTTAAAGGTGGTGTTGTACCTATACTATCGACAGCGGCTAATTCTATCGACATACTTACGTGTATCTCTGATGGGACTAATTTGTATTCAACATTAACAAAGGATTTATCATAATGTTTTCGCAATCAATGTTTTTCGAAGATGAATTATCTAACACTCCTGTCATTTTTTCAGATGTTTATGGTATGGGGGTTAATAATGATGGACAATTAGGATTGGGACACACCAACGAAGTTGAGTCATTAGATAAAATACCGCTTTCTAATGCCAACGTAATTGGTATTTCTGGTGCATGTTCTATGGTTATAAAAAATGACGGAACATTGTGGGGGTGTGGCTCTAATGTTTATGGACAATTGGGATTAGGGCATACCAACCCTGTTTTAGTACATGAGCAGGTTGGGGTTGATAGCGATTGGATGGTCTGTTCGTTGTCTGGCGTAACTTCATTATTAATTAAAACTGACGGAACTTTATGGGTTTGTGGTTCAAATAATAACGGATGGTTGGGGTTAGGACATTCCAACCCAGTTTTAGTACATGAGCAGGTTGGGGTTGATAGCGATTGGGTTTCAGCCTCTATTAGTAACCATTTAATGGCTATTAAAACTGACGGAACTTTATGGGGTTGTGGGTTTAATTCTAACGGACAGATAGGGGTTAACGGAACCACTAACTTAACTACTTTTACTCAGGTTGGGGTGGATGTGAATTGGTCTAGTGTAGGTGTCTCAACATACAATTCAATGGCTATTAAAACTGACGGAACTTTATGGGGTTGTGGGCTTAATTCATTCGGTGAACTTGGTTTAGGTCATACTTCAGAGGTCAACATTTTTACACAATCTGGTGTAGGGGTGGATTGGAATTATTTTGATTTATCTGACCATTTAATGGCTATTAAAACTGACGGAACTTTATGGGGTTGTGGTAGAAATACCAACAAACAATTAGGTATAATAGGCTCTGCTCCAACAACGCTAACCAAAGTAGAGAACGACACAGATTGGAGTGCGGTTAATTGTGGTCAGCATCATACAACTCTAATTAAAACTGACGGAACTTTATGGGGTTGTGGTTCTAACACTTATAGTGAGTTGGGACTACCACTAACAAGCGACTACGCCCCACCAACTCAATTATCACAAGACGCAATTTGGGTTGGACTAGCTATTGGAGAAGGTTTAAATTCTATGGTGTTGAGAGAAGCGGTTTAATAATGGCAATAATAAAAGAACTATTCGAAAGAACTTCAACAGCTACACACACGCTTATAAGTCAAATAAACTTTAAGTCAACTGGTGTAGCTGTGGATGCTTATTACTTAAACACTGTTAATCGTCCAGACAATGACGGTGCTGTACAATTTCAAGCGTCTTACACTAAAGTGATTTATGCTAAGGTTTCTGGAACCTATAATCGTATAGAAAGACCACGATGGAGAATTGAAGCACCAGATTTAATAGGAAACGATAAAGTCCACTTATTCGTAGGTATGAGAGATTCTTATACCCAACCAGTAGGTACACCAGATTACACCTTGACAAATCTAAACGAAGGTAAAGATTTCTTTCCAAACACTGGCGTGGCTTTATCCCCTACAACTTACACCAAACAGTGGTTGAACGATACAACATTTTACACAAATTATCTGGTATTACAAGTTTATGTACAGAAAGGAACTGACACAGAATTCTTAAACTCTGAACAATTCGAAGTTAAATTTGAATACGATACCTATGAATAGACACTACAATGTAGCTAATACATTATTAATGTTTATCATAGCGTCTATCGTCGAAGAAGGATACATTTTTCAAAGTCAAATTTATTAACTAAACATGGTTTAATTGATGCCTGAATTATGAGGCATGATTACAATCACACAACACCCTAAAACATTAATACATTCATACTATTAGCAAGTTGCACCACTTTCGTTGCGCTTGAAGTGGTACGTGTAGAATTAATTAGTCACTTTAGGCATCTTATCATCGTTTAGGATGCCTAAAGTGACAAGTATTGCAGATTACACTTTCATAGTCCGAAATAGATTTTACCCTTTCGTAAAAGATGTTTGTACTGCGCAAAGTTAGGATGCTTTTTAATAGTGTTGCTATAACGGTTTTCAAACTTACGAGCGTCCTGCTCACACGGTCTATTGTAATAAGCAGTGTTACTATAAGAAGATAGTGGTTTTTTGCCTTTGTAATGGTCTTTAATGGCTTGTGCATTACCTATGCGCTTATACTCAGTAACGCCAAGCCATTTGTGACTACCATACTCAATCCAACGCATGTTGTACTGTAAAGCGTGGCGAATTTCATGAGCTAAAACCAGAAGAATGGTGTTGAAGTTGCTACCACGCAATAACATAGTTGATAAGTTCAAGACTACAGTAACATCACCATGCTTATTATAATTACAATACCCAGCCTTGGTTGATGTAATACTTGCATTGGTTGATACTTTAAAAGTGAATGCACCCACACCTTTATCTTCTTGTAAAATCCTACACCCAACTTCTAAAGCTTTAATAGCCTCGTTGATTCTTGGGTTGGTCTTGATTCTTAATTTATGGTCGAACAGCAACATTATAAATCTCCAAAAATGATAATAACAGGTAGTATACTTACAACATTTTTCAAAGTCAAATTTATTTACAACACTAAAAGATAAATACAGTACAACACGATAAGAGAGAAATTAGGGAAGTTTAAAAATGGCTGGCGAAATAGAGCATACAGTTGATAACAGAATCAACGAAAATTGGCTGGAAGAACAGGATGAAATGGAAAAAGAGTTTTTTGAAAACTTAGAACAAGGTTTGTTTGATGACTTTATTAAAAGCTATAACTAATTTCGTATTCATAGACCAAAAAACGAACAGCATTAGTCATACAAAGACTTTTAGCGTTTTAGGGTATACCATGCTATGTTTAGCTTTTGTGTGGCACACGTACACGAAACAGCCCATTGACGTTAATCTTTGGACTGTATTCTGTGTAACTGTGATAGGTAATAGAAGTATTACAAAGATTATGGCTAAGAAGAAAGAGCTTTAATTCTTTCAAATTCTTCGAAAATTGCAAACATCACATCTTCATCAACCTTAGAATCTATAACTACAGTTTGAGGAACGGTATGTAGATTGATTATCAATTCATCAATACCAACCAGTTCCCCGAACGACCAGAGAAAACTCATAATTACCGTGCCGCTATCAATCTTTATGTTTTCAACTTCTTCTATAGTGACAGGACATTTATAAAGTGATTTCATTCACGTAATACTCACTATGTAACGCCAAAAGAACCCCTTTGCTTCACCAGTTGGATTAAAAGATAACACCCCATAATGCTTTCCAACTTCTAAAAACTCTAAAACGTCGTCAGGTTGGTAATGTGGTGGGGTAAAATGACACGATTTGTTGTTATGGTCGTTACGCATTTTATACATTATTGATTTAGGAGCCACGGATAGTATGGTCACGGTCATAAACATTGTATCTAAACCGTTGTGCATAGCTCTGAGTTCAGCTAATGTTTTTTTAGGTGCGTAAGTTGGTTCTGGTATAATGGTTTCTTCAACCAGAGGTGATTCTTCGTCAATAGATGACATGTATTTCTCCAAAAATGTATAAGAATGGATAGTATAAAACAGCTTTTACTCATTTGTCAAATTTATTTGCATAACTCAAATTTATAAATACAATTCATACCACCATTTTTAAATAGTATTTATGGAATCCCACTGGCAAATTGATGAAGTACCCGAAAACGCAGTAGGATTCGTGTACGTGATTATAAACAAACTGAGCAACAAATCGTACATCGGTAAGAAGTTCTATTACTCTACCACCCGTAAGAAGCCTTTAAAGGGTAAAAAACGTGTTCGTGTGGTAACGAAGGAATCAGACTGGCGAAAATACTGTTCTTCGTCGAATTATCTCAAAGCTGACA